TCATGGGTTGTAATACGGCACTTTGTACGGTTTACCAGCAACCGTGATGTTGATGAATCCAACAGGATTTGCAGGCAATGTCGCCGACCCCGCTGTGGCTGTTGTTGCGCTTGACCAATTCAGCAAATTCAAAAACCATTGCTGCCAAGCCCTAGTCGGACGATTTGTCGTCTTATCCAGAAATTCGGCTTGTGGATATGGCTGGGTCTGCGGGTTGTAAAGCATCAGTTATCTCCAGCAGATGCTTTAAGATTTGCCGACACAATTACCGCCTTGACCGGATCGGTAATGACAACTTCATAAACTCGATCTCTGGCCATGCCCAAACGCCTCCAAATCGCACGGTTTTTATACTTGCCAATTTGTCCGATTGTGACCCAGTATTCACGCGACCATGTTGAACCGCCATCATTTGACCAGCGTAACATTGCCTGTGGATAAGTTGTCGTGTCGCCGGTGTTTATTTTAGCCCCATTTCCGATAATAAATATGTCCGTTGGCCCAATTGTTAGCGTTGCCGTTGCGCCAATGTAATAAGGATCGGTAATAAAGGTGGTAGGGAAATTAACAGATAACCCCGTTGTACCCACGCCCGGCTGGAACTGAATCTGTAATTCGTCAAAAAACTGACGCTGTAAGTCAGCCACCAAGTGCGGCGCACGGCGTAAACGCCTAATTGTCTGGCCATCATCCGTGTAATTTTCACGGTCTAACTCGTAAATCTTGCCGTTGGCATAGTCACCACACAGCACCAAACCTTGAAACACCGCCGAACAATTCCCACGATGGCGACCGTAGACATTGCCATTAGTGACATACAGCCACTTATGCCACATTGTGGTTGTAGCGTCATAAACCCATGTTAAGTTTAATGTAGGGAATGACACCACATAGCATTCATGACCCTCAAGCTGGTATGTCCATGCCACCGCATCATCAATGTATTCATTTGCCAGTGTGTTTTCAACCGCATGGGTGGAAATACGTTTAGGCAAATAACCCTCCATTTGCATGATCATGCCTTGGCCACGGTTGTTTCTTGACACATAGGCAAAGGAATTACCCAATCTGGCCATAGAAAACTGGGCGGCAATGCCGTGCTGGGTGGATGTGCCTGGTATGCGCTGGTAGGGGAATGGAAACGCGCCGACATCAATCCAGACTTCAGATGAGGATTCTCCCAGCAAATATACCTCACGGTGATCCACAATCAGCGACACCAAATTGTCAGGCGCACCGTCTTTGGATGCAAACGACAAAGGCTGTGAAATGGGGCTTAATGCGTCAGACGAACCCCATTGCTGGGTATTAGGGCGGTTGTAGACAAAATAATTGTCTACGGTGTCCACGGTATTACCACCGCTGAACGCACCGTCTGAATTGGGTATTTGCGTGAAATTCAACGCATACATGGATTCCGAGCTAATTTGCTGAGAATTGCTAACCGTATATGTGCCAACACCGCCAGAACCCGTGCCTAATGCCGTAATCATTGTGTTAGCTGATATACCTGCGCCCTGAATTGTTTGGCCAAGGTACAAAGTGCCAGAACTAACCGCAGTCACGTTTAAGGTGGTCGGTGCGTATTTGTACGTCAATCCGGTCGGTGTGCCTGCCGTAGTGGTAATTGCCGTGCCGCCAGAAGTAGCCGACAGCGTGAAAGTGGTCGAACCGTTGGTGGCAATAATGTAATAAGTGGTCGGGTTTGTGTAACCAGTGATTGAGCCTGTGCCGCCAAACGTGCCGCTGATAGTCAGGGATTGACCGACAGCCAACGCAAACGGCGCAGCAGTGCATGAAAACTGTCCGGCAGTACCTGTGATAGCCACGCCTGTCAAAGTGCCGCCAATGGTCGCTGTGACGATTGCGCCTGGCGCAGCAGATGACATATCTTCACTAAGTATAGATTGCGAGTTGCTGATTGTGTAATTACCTATGCCGCCCGACCCAGTTCCAAAAGCGGTAATGACGTTTTCGTTGTTGATGCCAGCGCCAAAAATTTGTTGCCCAACAGCCAAAGTGCCGCTGGAAACAAAAGTCACATTCAAAGTAGTGCCGCTAATTGATCCCCTAAAAACTGCAGAAGATGGAGAAGAAATTCGCCATGTGTAACGGTATGCACCGTCAACAATATAGACATTAACGCCGTTGTCAGTGATTCCAACTCGACCCGTGGAAGTGTTCAAATACCCGACAATAGTCGGTGTAAAGTTGGATGTCATAACGTAGACGTATGGCCCACATACAGCAACCAGTTGCGCCCCGCCCGATACAGTACGCAAGCCACGAACTTCAGCCGCGTATAGGTTTACTTTGGCAGTTAAGCCAGGCGTAGGGTACAAAGCCACCACGCCGCGAGTGCCAGGCTCTTTTAGCGGATCAATCTCAGGAAAGAAATTAATACATTCCTGCGCGTCCTGATAAATGCTTGGCGCTTCGTAGCTTGGGCCGATAAAACCAAAATCAGGCATTTGTCATCCTTATCTAGCAAAACCGCCCGAAAGTATCCAACCGGCATCTTTGGCCTTGCCGACCAACAATGAATCAGGATACCTTGATGTCTGAACTGGTCGCATATTGGTGCGCTTAATTGTGGCTTTAGCCTGCGCCGCAAAGCCTGAAATCATCGCTATTTGTACTTGGCTGTTCTTGCCGTACATAGGCATCAATCGTTCAGCCAAACACCATCTAGCCGCCATTGCGTAAGCCTGTGGCAGAACAATCGTGTCATTTATTGAGTCGTATCTGCGAAATACCGTGTCCGCAAACAGGTGCATCTCGCCTTGGCTTGGGTTTGGCCAAACAAAGATATTCCCTAAGACTTCAGTCGGCTGGTAATACAAAGCCTTTGGCCAAGGACCGGACAGCGTTTTCAGTCCGATCATTTCATAATCTTCAACCGCCAGAATTGCTACCGGATAGTCTAGACCGCCGTTAACAATAGGAGTGCCGTTTGAATTAGTATTGATACGAACAAAAGCAGAACTGATAACGAGTGGTCGCTGGTAATAGGCGTTGATTGTTGTTGACGCGGCGGTTTGAGAAATGTTGACGGTGTATGTGCCTGCTTCATTGACGTTACCCCCTGCGCCTGTGGCAAACCCTGTGATAGTAGTTCCCGTCACAACCCCAGAGCCGCTAAGAGTTTGACCCAAAGCAATAGCGCCAGAATTGATAGATGTGACCGTCAAAATGTTGCCAGAAATACTGCCGACAAAATTTGCGCCAATCTGACCGCTTGGTCCAATGGTGTATTGCGTCTGACCTGGTGTTATCGGAAAGACAATTTCAGTCTTGTAAAACACCATCATGTCCTCGTTTGACCACTGATCGAGCATATCGTTCAGCATATCAAACGCATCTTGCGCCGCTTCAGGCGTAGGTGTTTCCCCAGCTTCCAATGCACCAATGTCTTTTAATGCCCTAGAAATTATGTCAATCGGCTGGGTCATGTTTATTCCTTATATATCTGGTGTAAAGACTTGTGGCAGCCAAGGTGCGTGTGTTGGCTTAAATTCATTTGTTTTTATTTGTTTTTGTAGATTTTCTTTGATTAAGCCGTTACTTGCAACATCTATCCACTCAGCTACCATTTCTTCAGTCACTTGGTCAAACTCAACATTCATTACAGGGTCAACAAAAACCCATGTCCCTTCAGTCTCAACGGTGATGTCATCTTCAATTGCAAAGCAATGGTATTTGACTTGCATTATCAAGCCATCTTTTGCATAAATGTCGTTAATTTTCCAAGTAAATGTCATGATGTTGCGCCTTTAATAACCGCAAAATTAATTACTGGTGAATCAGAAACTGTGCCGCCAGTTGTATAAAAAGTCAAATTAAATGCGCCAGTTTGCACTGATTGTGCGCTAATGACATAGGTGTTAGTTGCACCGCTTTTGATAGATACAACAATAACATCAGTATTTGCCACTAAAGAATTATTGATTGTAAATGAAGCTGGCGTTGCACTACCCGCAGCAGTAAACATTGTAATTGCACCAGTTAGTGCATTTAAAGTAACTGCTGTTGTTCTGCTTGTTGTTTGCGTAACTGTTCCACCAGCGCCAGTTGTATAACCAATACCTGAATTAGTTAATATAGTATTTGGCCC